TCCTCCTAATTGTCCTTCTGTTTTAATACCTAAAATCATAGGAGATGTAATCCTATGAGATGTAAGTATCTTTTGAGTGACCATATCATTAACAGTAGTGTAGTACCCATCAGCACCATTTTGTGGTATTGGTGTGATGACAGGTGCTTCTTCTTTGTTAGCAACATCCATATAAATAAGAGAACCAGCATTATCACTTCCTGCATAAGCATCTCTTAATTGTTGTTCTATGATTCCTCTTTCTTCATTATCTGCATTTGTAAATGTTGTAATTGATAACGAAGGAGCTAATCCATTTTTAATATTGTTTTTGTGGAAATTATCTATTTCTGCATCAAGTGCTATAATATTTAGACCTGAATGATAATCTGGTAGAGGATAATACCTCATACCTGGTTTGTAATTTCCAGCATATATCATTTGTGATGGAGATGTTCTATCTAACTTATTGAATCTAGGTATATAAGTTAAATCTTCTTTTGGTATTCTTAATCTCCCTTTATTTTCAAATGCAGATGAAATATAATATCCTGGTACAATTCCTCTGTGATTCATCTTATGTGCTCTGATGTAAGAGAAATCTACATGATATACTTCTGCAATTTTTGTTCTATCATTAGACCATATAATTTCTAATGCAAATCCACCAAACATTGCTTTATCTAAAGCAACTTTTTTGAATATATCATTCCAACTTTCACCTTCTTTGTTTGCATGTTGTAAGATTGATTCATCTTCTGCAATCAATCCTTGTCCAACAATACCATCTCGTTTTGCTGATATTGCAGTACCATTTATTGAAGATTTATTATAAAGCTCAATTATATATTGTGGAAATTCATTTCCTTCCCCATAATATACAACATCTCCTTTATCATCCTCAAATACCTTTGATGTAGGATAATAATAATCTCCATACTTTGGTATAATAGTTAATTTATGTTTGTTTAATTCTTTCATTACTATCCTTGATATATTGTAAATTTAGCATCATCGTTAGATGTTATGTAAAGTTTTTCTTCTGGAGAAACTGAACCTGATACAAACATTCTATCTTTACCCATTATAACTGAGTTGTTTGATGTTGGTAAAAAAGGATTACTCCAAGTTCCTTCAGTATCTGTCCATAATGGTGTTGCTTCCTTCCAAATATAGAAAGGTCTAATACCATATCTAAAACTTATTTCGTATGTTGTTCCTGATTTAACATACATTTCACCAAGATTTGTAGTTGAACCTGTAACAAGTGTGATTGGAGTTCTTCTCCATCTATTGTTATTTAGTTATAAACTTGCTGTTGCAAATGAACTTACTTCCGAAGAACCACTATCATTTGCTAAAGTTTCATATGCAAGAATATAGTTTGACTTTGAACCTGTTGGTGGATTTACCCATGCAACAACCTCATATGGCCATACTAATTCATTTACTTGGTTTTCTTTTACTGTTTGCATATTCTACTCTATTATATTATATAAAAAAGATAAGAGTGGGAGAAATAAATCTCCCACTTTATCTTCAATCACTCTTATTGTGAAACAGTTATTCCTGTTAACGCTCCCGCCAAGTTTGAACCAGAGATAAAATCTGCTGGTTGTGGTTCTTGTGCAGTAAAAGTTAAAAGATACTGGTTAGCATCACCTAAAGCAGTTCCTGACTGACCTTGTCCTGCGTTTAATACAGCACCGTTTCTTCTACCTACATAAATAAACTTCTCAGATGCAGAATCATTGTTTGTTTCAACAACGATTTTTAAATCTGGATTCTGAGCAAGTATTTTTACTTGGTTTCTAGTATCGGTTTGTAATTTCGCGAACGCGGCATTTATCGTAGCCTCATAAAAGACTGTTTGGTTTTCAGTTGAACCGTTGATTGTTTCTGTGAAATCAGATGTCCCCCTTTGTAAATCAAACTGATAAAATACTCCTGTTCCATTAATATCAGATATTTCGTTAGAAGTATCTGTAATAGTTGAAACTGAGCCAGAGAGGATGTATATTGCTTTAATTCCGCCGGTATTGTCTCTACATCCTAGAGCAAATCCACTTGTAATATCACATGCCATAATTTATCCTCCTTTAAGTTATGATTATAGGTTGTTGGTTACCCAAAATTCTGGGAAAGCAACTTGAACACCTAATTTAGTTACGATTCTATGTTTCAATTGGTCATCGTTAATATCATACCACAAACTGAAGTTATCCAAATCAGATACTAAATCAGTACCAATTACGATGTGTCTAGCTGGACCAGTTACGATTCTGTTAGAACCTGCTAATCCTACTGTACCAACAACTCTTAAGTTAGCAAATGGGTGCATTGCTGAAAGTAATGAACCTCTATTCTCTACCGTGTTAGGGTCATAGAAATAGTTGTTTGCTTTTCTTAATCCTACGATGTATTTTCTAAAGTTAGCGATTGACATAAATACTGTTAAGTCATCTCTATCTTGTACATCTACTGATAAGTTCTCTAACTGCTCATCAATCTGGTCTAAAATGTTATCAGATGTTGGAGCTGATTGAGATACGAATACTGCATCAGATGAACCTGAAGCTAATAGTGTATTAAGACCATTAACACAGTCACCACCACCAGTTGTAGCCGTCCAAATAAACTCATCGTTTTTCTTTTGGAAGTTAGCAACTAATTGAGATGCATATTCTTCTGCGAATGCATAAGTTTCAGGATAAGAACCTTCAGGTCCTAATAGACCAATATATTTCTTATCTAAATCTCTTAAACATAGTCCATCATATGAACTTCTTTGACATACTTCCAAATCTCTTTGAGTATATGTTACTGAACCTGAAGGTGTAGTTACACATCCAAATCCGTCTTGTATTTGTAAATCTACTTCTTGTAGATTTAGGGGTTCTTTATATTTAATCCCCTCTTTGACTGTTACATATTCCGCAGTAGAACCAGCGATTACTGATTTTACTAGGAACTCTCCAGCCAATTCATTGTTAAAATCTGCTAATGCAGATACATTAAATCCTGCCATGATTTTTCTCCTTATTTTTTGTTTCTAATTTTTAATAATCTTTCAAATTGTTTCTTCTTATCATCGTTAATTGGATTATAAGAATTATCAACTTTACTATGATTTCTGTTGTTAATTTCTGCTTTGGTTCTTTCCGCTGCAGGTGCTAAAGCAAACTCTTTAACTTTGGTTTCAGTTTTAGAAAAGTTTTTCTTCATCTCTTCAATTTCTTCTTTCATCTTATCTATTTCAGATAAAACAACATCAGCAATTGCTTTAATGATTTCTTCTTTTTCTTCTAATACTTCTTCCTCATGTTCGTCAAAGTTTTCTTCAGACTCATTTGTTTCAGTTTCAGTAGTTTCTTCTTCAGAGAAATCCTTTTCCTCTTCTGTAGCTACTACTTCTTCTTCAGCCGCTTCAATTTCACCTTCTGAAATTTCAACTATTGAACCACCTTCTGTTTTAATAAACACACCTCCTTCCAAAGCATGTTCTCCATCTGGTGCTGGTACATTACCATCATCTGTTTTAACAAATATTGGTAATCCAACAGAGAGTTCTTCTCCTTCATAAGTAAGAGTAAGTTCTCCATCAGCAGTTAAAATTTCACCAAAGGTTTGTTCGTTTGCAACTTCAGACATTTCTTCTTTTGTTTCCTCCACAGTTTCTTCAACTGCTGGCTCAACTAAATTGAAATGTTTTTTCACTAAATTTCTTAGTTCTTCGTTGTTCATAATAAACTCCTATTTTGGTTTTAACATTAATTGATTTAGAACGAACCCTCTACCGCTTTAGAATCTATAACTCTTAATGTTGTTCCATTAGTAAGTTCATAAGTTCCATCTGGCAGTATAGCTGTACGCTCACCATCTTTTAGAATAAATACTACTAAGGTTTCGTGGTCAATTACTATCTCTGTTCCACCTTTAGTAGTTCGGTAATAAAACTGATGTTTAGAAGCATTTATCATCTTATCAGCAAAAAAGCCTTCAACACTAAATCCTTTTACTCTACCAGTCTTTACCCATTCCTCCCATACACTTGAATTCAAAACCTTCATAATTCCAAACCAGGTACCTTTTTCATACTTTTCACCGGTTAAGGCATACGATTTATCTTTATCAGGGTCTTGAACTAACCAAGATTCAACCAATACAACATCTTCCAACTTTATATCTTCACTATGTTCTAAATTAGTTTGGTCTTGATTTTTGTTTATCAAGTATTTGTAAGCAATTTTTTCAATAACGGATTCGGTAAAATATACCCAATACTCGCCATTATTTTCATCAAAACGATATATAAGCTTTCGCGGTATCATTAAAGGGCCCCCGATAAGTTGTTTCTCGTTTTCAAATTTTATTTTACTAAATGCAGATTGTTCTGCATTCTTATCTATTAAAGTTTCTGAATTTGGATTTCTATTCATTGTAGGTTTAGCATTAACAGAAGAAGATTCATCTACTGCTAATTGTTCAGTTGTAGTTTCACTTCCATCTGAATGAGTTTCTTTTTTTACTTTCATCCAAGAATGTCTACAACCATACGAACCCTTATACTTAAAAATATCATATATACCAAATTCAGAGTTTTCACCTTGAATTGTTAATCTATTGATATCTTCTTTTCTAAATACAAGATTTTTCTTTAAAAGTTTTGCACAAAAATCTCTATTTTTAGAATCTTCAGGCCCCTCATATTTGTATCTAATTTCGTTTGCAACTTTACCATCTGATGTTCTTCCATAATCTTCTATGGAAGGTTCGTTGGGTTTAGAAGATATTGCGAACTCTTGTTCATCTTCTACTAAAACCCAACCTTCCCCGCTTTCTCCTACCTCATCTAAGCGTTCTAATATTCTATCTTGTACATCATTTGGTAAGTCTTGTATATACTTGTTTTCTCCCATTATCTCTCGGAGAATGTATTCTAATACTATATCATCAATATATCCTCTTATAACTTCTATATGTCCATCCATATAGGATATATCGTGTTTCATTCCTAGTAATTCATCAATCTCTTTCATCAAATCTTTAAAATCATCTAATAGAGTTTGTGCTTCACCTAGTTCTTCTAACTCTGCAACACCTTCGTGTATTACATCGTGTTCTATCTTAAATATATTATCTGCTATTTGTGCTGCAGAACGAATCATACCTGCTGTTTCTTCATCAGGTTCCATTTCTATCAAGTGTAAGAAAGTACCGATAGCTCCTTTACACATATAGAAGTATTTAGTTCTATATCCTAATACATCTATATTTTCACCTTCATCAAATTTAGATTGTTCTTCTTTTCTAATTTGTTTTAACTTTCTTTGTGCCCATTCTACTCCTTCATCTCCTCCCCATGCTAGCCACATTAACCGTCCACAACCATCTCCTAATTCTTTTTTAGAGTTTTGTCTATGTCTTTCAAATGCAGCCATACGAGCAATTGTATCTTCTGAAATTGCTTCTCCTTTAGCAAGCTGATTAGCTCTTGCTTTACCCACAGGTGTTCCACAAGAACCCCAACCATTTTCATCTGCCCACCTTAAAGCAATCTTTGCATTTTCAGACGCTTGTTTGGGATAATCATCATATGATTGAAATAATTGTTTTTGTGAGGAGAAATAAATCCAATCAGATTCTATCGCTGGTTGTTCAACGAGAGCAATACCATCTACACCAGAATCTTCATCAAACTCATCTATTTCTAACGCAATGATTTTCGGAGCTTTGTAGTTTTCTAAATCCATCTACCATATTATATAACAATATACGCTGTGGTTAAGCTTTTTGTTAATTTCTACCAACTACTCTTCTTTGTGTAATTCTAGCATTTGCTTCTTGTGCAGATGTT